TGATGCAACAATTTGTATAGGACCCGGACCAGTAGAGCCACCATTTGAAATAGTTAAGTAACTGTCACTTGCTGCCATCCAGTTTATACTAGATATTGTTCCTGTAATAGTTCCACCTACTCCATCTACTAATAATGTTGAATCGTCTGCAAACACACTTCCGTTCACATCTCCAGTATGGTATCCAGTTGTGTTACCATTTATTGTACCGCTTACATATGCATTTCTAAATTGCTTATCAGTAGCACCTAGATCATAAACTCCGTTTACGTGAGGAGTAGTATGACCACGTATTGTGCCTGTGGTGTTTATCGAGCTTAAAATAGCATCAACTAAAACTGTAGAATCTTGTCCAAAAACACTACCAACTAGATCTCCGCTGTTTTTTACATCTACAGTTAAGTCTCCATTTTGTACTTGTGTTAGTGTAATATAACCTGCATCATTATTAAGAGTGGATATATCATCACCTCTTAGTACTGCTCCGTCTGCTCGAGCTCCTTGGGTTGCTGTAGCAGCATCAGTTATGCCGTATCCTGCAAGTGTGGTTGGTTTACTTGTAACATCTGCAAACGCTACAGAAGTTAAATAACCTGCGTTATTTAAAAGTAAACTAATATTACTACCCTGTGCAAGATAATTACTATCGTTTGTAAAATGACTTATGTTAACCGGAGTATCATCTAAATCAGTGTAACTACCTGTTGTGGCTACTGCTGCGAGCGAAGTACCACCCTTGGTTATGTTGGTCGCATTAATATTGGTTATAGTTAATGTGCCACTACCTGTTACGTTAACAACACCAATTATGTCGTTACCTGTTAACTGTAAATTATCTCCTGAGGGCAATTCTTTTATTTTATTGCTGTCTGTGGTGTCAACTATTAAAGGTATTCTATTGGCCATCTTTTAATCCTGTTTTTTATATTTATCGGTTTTTGGTTCTATAATGATACCAGTGCCACCTTTTGAGGGATAGACAGTTACTTTAAGCCCATCTCGCGTTGTTTGTACAATTGGTTTAGGTTTTTGCGCCATTACAATCTACCTACCACAACTTCTACTATGCCTTTGTCACCGTCTAGTTTTTCACCAACAGCCTTACCAATGACACTACCAACTTTAGGTTCTGCATCAACCATTGCGTAGCCCGGTATTGCACTTGCTACAAGCATATCACCTTTGCGTACTTTTCCAATTACTTTAACCGGAACACGACCTTGCAATGCAATAGCAGTTGCTATACCTGGACATTCTGCGTTCATGACATAGGCTGGGTTTTCTGAAACAACACCTGCAACTCTAGTAGAACGGTGTTCCTTGCTACTTGTAATTTCTTTTTCTCCACCAAATATTACAACAGTACCTACTTCATATTCTACATCAGCTTCATAGTATTCTGCCAAGTCAGCATATGTTGCCTCAAATTTACTTCCTGTTGTAAGAGTCCAGTTTCCTGTGATTGTACCTGCTGTTGCAGCAGCCCCTGTGGTTATGGATGTGGTTTTAAGTGTATCACTTACATACACAACACCAGTTCCTTTACCGCTCAATGTAAGATCTGTATTTGAACTTTCAGAACTAATGTTGTCTGCTTCTAGTGAAGTTGCACTAAATGTACCGTTAACATCTAAATTATCATTAACATATACTATACCTGTACCATTACCACTGAGTGTTAGATTTGTATTAGTGCTTATACTTCTTATATCATCTGTTTCAACACCTGTTGTTGTAACCCTAGCTTCAACGTTACCGCCTGTTATAAAGGTTATAGTATCAGCAGTAGCAAGTGTCTTACCAATACCTGCACCAATACCGACACCAGTTCCTGTTGCATCTTTTTCATCTGGTGCTTCTATAAACGAACTATAAATCCAACGAGCAGCTAGTGCAGATGTTTCAGTTGAGCCTCCTGAAGTACCAAAATCACTAGCAGCATGTAAGTTACTTTCGCTATATGCTGCTATGTCACCTACACGTATTGCACCGCCTGTGTTTAAAGTAGGCTTAGTAGCTCCACTTGCAGTAAGTATTGTACCTTGTGCTGGAGTTTTGAAACTTAGTGTTCCAGAACTTTCTGACAAAATTTCCTGTGTACTTACACCGCCAATAATATAACCAGTTGCCTGTATTTTACCATTGATGTCTCGTTTTGCAATAGAGTTATTACTGTTATCATACGCTATGTTGGTATAAGCGTAGTTACCGTCACCTGGAGTACCATATTGTATTAATACATCACCTGGGTCATTTACAATAGTATTTGTAGGAGGATTGCTGTAATAAGCTCTTTCTGTTCCAAAATCACTGTCTGCTAAACCTCTACCTTGGTCTATGATTGTTGCGAATGAAACTTCTTCAGCAGCACCGTTGCCGTCTGTTGCTCTACCTATAGCACTACCACCATAGTCATCGCCTAAGTTTCCACCAGTCAAATTAGGGAGCTTTTCAAATGCAACACCTCTGTCTTTTAGATTGATGTAGCCAGATCTTAGATAGCCTCCTGAAAACACTGTACTTGAAATATTTGTAGCAGTTCCAGCTACGCCATTTGTAACAGTTGATTTGTAAATAGGAGTAGTTTCGTCATCAACCCAAACATCACTTGTTCTAATAATAACTATGGGTTGGTTAATTACAGAATTAACAACATAGCCAGTTGGTTTTGTGCCTGTGCTTGGATCACCTTGGTAAAGTATATCTCCTGCATCTGCTGTAATATTCGCTGTAGTAACTGTAAGTTGTACATCTTCAGCAAAACTATCATATTCGAATGCTGCCAAACCTCTGGAACTTTGTCCTGTTCTACCAGTACCATCAGGATCACCTTCTCCTATGCTTCCTGCATCTCCATCTGTACCATACAACCCTGTACTACTTGAAAGAGGCTTTGCTCGATTCATTAACAATTTAGCTTGTGATATTTCTGCATCATCGTTAACGTCACTGTTTAGAATTGCCTGTGCTTCTATCTGTAGATCTACCTCTGTATAAGGCGCACTAGAGCTTCTACTAATTGTTATATTAATATCACTAGTAGTTTTTTCACTTGCATTTGCAAATTCATCTATTGGATTTTCTAAAACAGTAGCAGTTGCAGTCGGACTACCGCCTGGTCCTACGTAAACAGGAGTTAGAGTTGTATTGAAACCTGCCCCAGTTAATAAATCGTAGGTTATAATTTGCACGTTTTTATTTTCAACGTAGTCAAATCTAGTTTCTGTAGCAATTACAGTTGCAGTGCTTGAGCCATCATTTAATGTATCGCCGTCTGCAATTGTGCCTATTAACGGATCGACAACTAAACGCTTGTATCCTGTTGGAACAAATAATTGTTTTTGTTCCAACCCTGTACCGTTCCTATCATGGATTAGCACGTTTCTTAGATCGTCTATTTCATCGTAACTAGTAGTTGCTTGTACAACATAATCTTTTGTAGCAGCATCGTTATCATCAGTTGGATCTAGAAGATTAGTAATTTTATTACTATTCATATTCATATTGGCTTCCATTTTTGTGGAACCATCTAGAGCCATAAATCCTGGATCAAATCTAGAACTACCAGTTAATTGTATAGATCCATTATGACCTAATCTTCTACTAACATAGTTTGCAATTGCTTTTTCTGTAGGTACTGCTGTGTCACTTAGATCAGTAAACAGTTCGTCATTTGAGAATTCGCTAATAACAACACCGTCTTTAAATCCTAGAGATGCTGCTCTTGAAATACCTACTTCGCCTGAGAATGTAATACTACCTGTTGCTTGGTCGACAACAAAATACTTACCTACACGGAAGAATCCGTTTTCGTCTGAGCTGATAAAGAACACTCTACCTTTTCTGCGCTCCCATACCTGAGCTTTACTTGCATTGTCTTCATCACTATATGCAGGTGCTTTATCTTCTGTAGGTCTACCTAAAAGCACATTAGGATAGTTAGATGTGTTAAATCCGCCTGTACCAATTTGTGTAAAGTCATGACCTGTAGCACGACACAATGAAATACTAATTGTAATTTCAGCTGTGGTACCAATTTGTAGTCCTGCGAATAAACTTTGTTCTTTCGTAAATGCTGTTTTTATACCAGTGTTTGCAGCAGATCCTGTAATGTCCCAATCTGCGCCATCGGCTTGATAATCCTGTACTTCTATGTACCAAGCACTTTCATCATCAACCCATTGACCTCCGCTGGTATATGCATTATATCCTGTGCCGTCTATTGTATTAGTTATTGCGCTATCACTATAAAGTTCGAATGTGTTTGCAGTTACATTGCCTACATAAAAGGTGTTACCGTTTAGATTAGTCATACCACCTACATTACGAATAGTTATACCGTCACCATTGCTTAACCCATGACCCGTGCTTGACACTACAACTGGATCAGCTTGTGTTGCACCAGTAATCGTACCATAGTCTACTGGTTGATAATCTATAATTTGGAATGTTTTACCTTGATGAGTAAATATCATACCACCTGTGTAACCAGGATCTCCAGGCTGCAATAATGTTTGACTAGTTGCATCTGTCGCATCTGTAACTAGTCTAGTTTCTATATCTGCGTCATTAATTGCTTCAATCGCAATTTTAGTATCGCCTACTAATGACCCTAATGTTTTTGCTCCATTATCTGGGTCAGTAGTTGTAAGTTTTGCAAATTTAACAGTTAATTCTTCAAATCCAAATGTTGCATCAAAGGTAGCTCTAATTTCGTCAGAACCCAAAGATTGATTTTGATCATCTGATCGAGTAAAGCCTGTGCTTCTATATGTAGCAAGGTCACTTTCATCAAAGTTTACAGCAGTACTTGGTCTTTCAGTAATCCCTTCAGAATCGGCAACACCTGTAAATATAAAGTTTTCGCCATGTCTATATTCTATAAGTGTATTATTTGTTACAGTATCTTGTAGTTCGCCATAATAATCGATATTACTTCCGGCTTCTTGTAAACTTAATCTATATACATGATTTCCTATGCCGCCGCTTGTTTCGAATGTACCGCCACTTGTATAAGCACCAAAAGTCAATCCATTTAATGGAACAGTTAAACTTGCATTAGTGTACAGTTCAAATGTGTTTGCAGTAACGTTGCCTACCCAATATGATTCTGTATTAAGATTATTCATACCACTTATGCCTGAGAAATAAACTTTCTCACCATTTGTAAGTGTGTGTCCTGTGCTAGTTACTACTACAGGATTTGCCTGTGTTATAGCTGAAATACTGCCTGATTTTTGTGCAGCAACATATGTACCTTGTGTTGTACCATAAGCTAAAGTAACTGGTATAGTAAGGTCATTGGTTGAAGATACACCACCAATATCTGCACCGTCAATTGTAATTGTATCTCCCGCAGTGTATCCATAGCCTACGTCAGTAACAGTAAACAATGCTGTGTTAGGTGTGCCTGCTGTAACTGCTATTGTAAATTCTGCACCAACACCACTACCTGAAGTGCTCTTTTGTTTAACATTTAAGAAAGTACTTGTTACTGAAGGTATTGTACCTGTAATACTTGCATTGTTAACAGACTCTACACCTGTTGCAATAACAGCTCCGCCCTTACCGAAACCACCAATACCGCCGCCATTTGGATCTGCTAGGTTTTCAACTCTGCTGATTCTATAGTTAAGTGGTCCTACTGCACCGCCATGATCTATATAAATGTAACTGTTTGACATCGGTGCTTCTTTGAAATCATAAACAGTTATTGTTGTGTCACCTGAAGCATTTGTGAAACCACTATAGGTAAATGCTTTAATAGGCTGCACCATATTTTTAAGTGTTGTAACTTCGTCTGGTATTTCGTTGGGGTCAGCACCTTCAGCAACTAAACCAAAGTTACCATAACCATTGGAACCATTAAGCGAACGTATTTCAGAACCGTTAGCTGCATAGTAAGCAGCATGGGTATAGTATGTAAACATACTAACCATTTCTGAAAATGCACCATTTGTAGTTACAAGTCCATATCCTAAATCGTTAATTTGTGTAAAGTCGTTACCTAAAATAGATCTGTTACCAGCAGTTTGTAAAAAAATGTCTTGTATAATATCATTAACATCATGGCCTGGATCACCAACATTATCTGCGCCTGCCTTGTTCCAACCTAGGTCATTGCCCGAACTTGGATCTAGATACAATACTGCTTTACCTGTTCCGCTGTCATAGTTTGATATTGCATTTACTTGGTATCTAATACCATCAAAATAGAAAGGTGCAGGTAACTGTGGTAAACGCAGTTTCAATCCTTGTGGTTCGCCTCCTACATCTAAGGACTCTACTACAAGTGTAAACGCATCTAATGTTACGTTACTTCCAGTAATTCCAAAAGTAGAACTGTTTCCAGAGTTTCCTAATACTCGCATAGGAATATTTCCGCAGAATGCATCTACAAACATGCCTCCTGTAAATGCTTTTGCATTACGTGATCTAGAAAAACTAGTAGCTGTTTGTATGTAAGGTGACTTAGTCAATACTTGTCCTACTGGATCAAGCACACACATAAAGCCACCGTGACCTTGCACAGTGACGTTTCTAACAATAGTAGCATCGTCCATCATAAAGACATCAACACCGTCATCATCATTACGCTTAGGTGGATTATAGTTAGAGTCAAATGCAAAGTTGACTTTGTCTACTAAGTCTCCAACCTGTTCGGTGCTGCTTGTAACTGCTATCCAACGATTGGTGTTTGTTAATTCTTGGTCATTGCCGCCACCAACATCTTGATCACTTGCTTCAGCAGTATGTGAAACTAATGCCCTATAATAGAAATTAGTAACACCTCTAGTAGTTTTAACAAAATCACCTTGGGCATAATCTGTACCAGCTGACCACGCAGGTTCCACAATGCCTTGGGTAAGATCTACGTCTACTGATCCTCTGTTAAATCCGCTTCCTGCTGGGTCAACGCCTGCAAGTAAATCTGCTGCTATAGAAGATATTTGTGCAATCGAATCAGCAGTTTCTGCTTCTGTACCTGGAGTAAGTGCGCCTGCATAGTATTCCCCTTGTGCTTCTAGTGTAGCTTCTTCGCCTCCACGTTGTAAATCGTTTACCAAAGCATCAACAATTAGTCCTACGTCTCTTTCGCATTTTGCTCTGCTTACAATAGAAAATAGTGTAGGATAGGTTGCATCTGCATATTCGCCAACTTCTGCTTGGATAAATTCTCTATTTAATTTGAGTACTTCTGCGGCTTTATTATACTTTCCTAAATTGTTAATAGCATTACCTACATTAAGGGCTTTCGTATTGTCTAATAAATAGTGTCTACCAAAATAGCCTTGGGTTTGTCCAACTTGGTTAATAAATGGCGTACCAGTGGTTAGTAGAGTATTACCGTCAAATTCTTTGTCTCTATAAAAATAGGTATCAGCCCATGTGGACTGAGAAACTCTTCTTTTAGGACGAATAATAACACGTCTAAATTCGTCACCTTTGAGCGATACGTTTCTTGATAATTTAATAGGATAGTCTTCTTCGTAAATACCTGCTTCTACACGTATAACTACTTGTTTTGCATTTACATAATTTCCTAGTTCTAATTCTTCTCCCGCCTCAAAGTCTTTTGCTTCTAGTGGTTGAAGGAAGAAAGTAGTACCACCTGTATTTTGTGTGTAGGTGATAATTCTACCTATTGCACCACTACGTTTACCTCTGATAACTTTACCTGGCAGTGCATCAACGTTGTCAGGGTTAGTTTGGTCAAGTTCCCCTGCACTGCTGTTATCAGTTATTAATTGATATCTATTACCATATGCAATGTCTGCACCTGCATTGATGCCATTCTTGATAATATTTCTAATTAAATTAATGTTTTGTGTGACTGCAATATAACCATTGTCTGTAGGAGAAAGAGCTGAAATGCTTGTGTCCTGGTCAAACTTTGATTGGTATCTTACACCAATCTGTGCTGATCCATCATTTACAAATGTTGTATAAGAACTGTTATCATAAGGTGTCGATAATGTAGAATCTGTAAACAATTCTACTGTAGTATCTGTAATCTTTTTGACATAAATTATTTCATCAATAATTTGAGTCATGCCTGACACTGTTTTAAAAATAATTTGATTGCCGTCTGACAAGTTGTGTGCTGTACTTGTTGTAACAACCGCAGGATTATCACCGGATTTCTTTGTAATTGCTGTTACTGTTTTTGGATTGAAAAGGCTGTTTGTTAATGCAGCCTGAATAAACTCGCCCAGTTTAGCAAAACTATCATCTGTTCTTTCTAATTGGGATGTAATTGCAATTCTGCCACTCACGCTGGAGTAATATCTTCTAGCTGCCTGTCTTGATAAAAAGTTTGCAGTATCACCTCTAGTTGCGTCAAATCCTACAGCATCTACTATTAATCCTAAATCCCTTTCACACAACTCAACATTGTAAGCAAAATCAGGATATGTAAATGCAATGTACCCTATAACTTCTTTTTGTAAGAACTTTCTATTGTTTCCAAGGATGTTCCTTGTGCCTGTATTAACAGCACTTTCTACTCCGCCTGCTGTTACTTGTGCTGCTGTCCCTGCTGTGATAGGTGTTGCACCATAACTCAGTGTTTGAAAATAAGGTCCTGGTTCTTCTGGAGCAGTTTCTATAATTTCTGCTGCTCTTCTAGCTGCTGCATTTACAGATCTAAACGCATATGTATTTGCTGTACCTTCCTTGCCAAATGGCACTCCTTGCATTGTATCGTCACCTGCTGTGCTAACAAATAGTACTTCTGGAGAACTATACGCAGTATTGTCTACATAAAATTTTGTAGCAGCTTGTAAATCACTTTGACCATTTGGAGTTCCAGACCCTGCTAAGTCGCCTGGATGATCACTTAGTGTCAAAGTACCGGTCATTGTGTCGCCTGTTCTACGCACAACACTCTTACGAGGCATTGCTACATCACTTAAGAAGTTACCTTCAAGGCTGTCATCATAAGCAGCATCAGTTATAGTGTGAGTATCGTCAGCAGCAATAGCACCTGAAACAACAACTTTGAAAGGCTCTGCAAAAGAATCACTTTCAGCTTCTGCGTAGACTCTGTCTAAGAATACTGAAAGTTCTGTATCTGATTCGTATCTAATATAGTATGTAGTGCCAGTAGTTAAGTTTGTCGGATCTGTATCTTCAGCATTGAAAATATATGGAGTTCCGTTTACACCACTGTCAAATCCATGTCCGCTAGAAAATACTAAATGACCGTCTCCATTGTAAAAATCTATTGTTTTAGTAAATCCTTCAGCACTTGCTGGTTCTTCTGCAACACGAATAGGTAAGCCACTTGTGATATATCTTCTGTCTGCATAGCCTTTGGTAATTACAAGATCATCTATTGTATAAATTTCTGCTCTACCAGGCTGATTACTTAGAGCAGCAGCCGCTGCCTCACTAATAGCAACGCCACCGATTGCAAAAATTCCTTCACCACTCAAATGTCCACCTAAAGTCGGAGCAACAGTGTCTTGGACAATTTCAATGGCTGTAACAGTTAGGTCAATGTTTCCAGGATTTGATATTAAGTCAACACCAATAGTGCCATCTGTTGATGTAATACTAGAAAATATTATTGCATCTCCAGTAGCATTTGTTGTAACAATTTTATTATCAGCAAAAGCTTCTGGAGTGTCACCTAATGAAAGAAAACTTAGACTGCCTTCTTGTCCAAAGACAGCATAAAGTTCTGTAAAGTTTTCATTTACTTTGCGAAACGACTCGCGAATACTATCGCCTGTGCCGTCATTGCCCTCAACACCAATATCTACTTCTTGTTTTGCCATTTAATTTTGCTCCGTTTATAAATTTGGAATTCTATCCATGTCAAAGTTTACACTAACTCCGCACCCGCAGCTACTTTGAGCATTAGGATTTTTTATTTCAAATTGTGATCCTATAATAGATTTAACATAATCTATTTCAGATCCTGCTAAGAACATCAAACTATGAGCTCCTACAACAAAGTTGCCTTCATCACAAGTAACGATAAAATCATGTTTATCTATTTCTTCTTGTTGTGAAACACCCCATTCGTATTCGAATCCAGCACATCCTCCGCCTTTGATATTAAGTGTTATTGCATAGCACTTGTTTTCTTCACAAAGTTTTCCAATTTGGCTATTTGCCTGGGGAGTAACTGTAATCAAGCTCATTTTTGCTCCTTATATGAGTATTTATCGTATCGTTTTATAATCTTAATGTAAATATAATTATGTTTTTAAAAGAATACACTGTTAAAAAAGAACACACGAGAACTAGCAAATTAGGTAAGGTACATAACTACACAAGGTATATAACCATGGTTATGCTAAGATGCGACAACTGTGATCAACAATTTGAAAGACAAAGAGGTAATATGGATCCAAAAAGATTATCTAATTCCTACTTTCACGTGTGTAAGAACTGTGATAGTAAGAAATTTGCACAAAAAAAGGGTGTAGAACAAAAGCAGAAATGGAATTTTTCTGCTAGTTCTGACATCCCTATTGGTAAACTCTAATCTTCTTTTTTCCAAATAGTCCAGGCACCGTAAGCAATACAGCCTAAACCAATAATATTAGTTGGTGCTAGTAGCATGGCAAGACCTGCTCCTATAAGAACTATGCCGTCCCATGATGTGCGCTCTTTAATACGAGTATCTACCCATTTCTTAATCATTTCTTAGAATCCTTTTAAGTTGTTTTTCTAATACTGTTAGCCGCGCTTCAGAAGATCTGATTTTTTCTTCTAAACCTTGTACATATTTTTGACTGGGAATAACATGTTCTGCACCATCTTCACCTAATACGGTCATAGTATCGACGCCTTGCCCACGCAATCCACCTAAAACTCTATTAGGATTTTTATTAGATAATGATTGGGTCTGGTCCGGCTTGTTTCTGCCGTACATCTTGTTCAAATAGTTCATTGTTCTTCTCCATACTGTATTTATGTAGTGCAATACTAGCCAAGTTTTTACATTTAGATTCTACCATAATGTCTGCATAAGGTAAAAACTCTAATGCCCAATCGTTAACAGCATTATTCCACATATAATCACTGTGCGCTCGCAGTTTTGCTTTTTTGTAGCCTGCTTCTAACAGAGAGTCCATGTTAGGGCGCATATTAGTAGGATAATTGCCAATTAGATCCTCTCGACTAACACTGTAATGAATCACAGGGCGCACACCACGCCAACTATCAATCACGCGAGCAAATCTATCGTCGGTGGGACGAATGTATTCTCCTTCACGGCACCAGTGATGGTGTATGTCAAGTACGAGTGCGACATGTTCGGCAAGTTCGAGACTTGCGTCGAGTCCCCACTTGTTTTCGTCGTTTTCAATAGTAATGCAGTTTCTTGCTTCTGGAGACAATCGTTGAAGTGCGTTGATGATACCGGCTGGACCTCTGCGTCCTGAGATGTGGACGTTACACTTGAAGTCTTGCCAATTAACGCCATAGCCCATCCACCTCGCAACGTTGATGTGATACTCAAATTCCTCAATTGATCTCTCTACTATATCATCATTATCACTTGCCAGCACAGTAAACTGACCAGGATGCATACTGAGCCTGACATCAAGCGACCTAGCGAGGGCGCCGACCCTTGCGAAATGCTCCTCACAATATCGGACCACATCAGGACGTTGCCAATAATAACACCAAGTAGGCTCAGTGAATACAGGAAGTACATCACTCCCCAATCTAACCATTCGTAAAGCATTAGGTAATCCTCCTACGTATTTTATAAGGTTGTAATACGACTGTATGTTATGCACCATGATGTCCCACAGTCGTTGTTCGGCAACATCACGTGTTTGTCTATTGAGCCACTGTACTGTTGTGCTACGGGTATTTAGTGGCCGCTGGATTTCCTCCAGCAGTTTTTTCTTCTGCGTTTGGTCTGGATGCATGTATTTGCATGCAAAGCCTATGCGTTGGATATTTTTCATTGTTTTAATATACACTCTTTACTTCCAGTTGTCAACCACCCATGGATCTTCACAGTTGTGAGGATTGGGATCTCCGTGGAAAACAGTAATGCAACAATCAGGAGGTGGCACTACATCTTCTATTATTTGTAATTTCCTTGTACCTTTGTGTCCTGGTAATAGTGTTTTGGATGATCTTACTTCCCACTTCCAGCTTAATATCCAGCTGTCAGGAAACAATAAAGGTTGATTGTGTTTTACAGCATCGAACAAGTAATCTTGATCTCCAAAATATCTCTTTATTATTTTGTTTGGATCTACAATATACTTTTGCCATACATCATCTAGTTCGCCAACTTTAAATCGGATCACACTAGAATTGTACTTGTTCCATTTAGGACGCATAGCTCTTGTAAAATCTCTAATTGTACACCATTTGTGAGGCTGATATTCGAACAGTTTATCTATATTACCTGCAATAACAACATCCAAGTCCAAATATAGCACTGTGCCATTTAGAGGTAAATCTTTGCTGTACATATAAGGTTTACACCACCACCCTGTCAAATTTTCAGGTAAAGGTAAAATTCTTATATTTTTGTCTATTCCGCTAGAGTCTTCGGTTAAACACACCATTTCAAATGGAAGCGTACAGTGTCTTTTTACACTGTTGTATAGCTTGTTAACGTAATCAGCACTGTACTTTGTACCGTGTTTTAAGCAAAGTATATAACGTTTTTCTTCTGTGTCTTTTGTAGCAGAATATAAAGATTTTAGATTTTTTTCTATCTTTCTTTGATGCTTAATAACTTTCCATTGATCTTTTGTGTATTTTGTTTTGTCAATCTTAGCCATCTACAAACGACATCTTCTGTACTTGAAAGGGTGTATAGATTGCACTGTTAGCACCATGCTCTGCACATTCAACTGATTCGCACCAACAACGACCGTCTGTCATTTCTTTAACCAACTGATCTGCAAAGCGCCATGCATGTTCTGCAAACTTTTCTGTACCTACACCGTCAAACTCTCTCACTTCGCAAAGGTCTAAATCCTGTAACTGATAAAACTCAGCTTTGTGCGGGTCAGCAATATCAATGCAAGTTTTATGATCAAAACTATCTTCGAGCCAAGCCTTCAAAGGTTTTAGTCCTCCAAAGTCTACAGCCCAGTTTTTATTATCAAGATCTCTACATCCAAATGTAAATTTAAATGCTAAACTATATCCATGTAATAAATGGCAGTGAGAATGATCTGCGTTGGGTTGCCGGAATACTGCTGAAAGTCCGATGTTGTGTCCATATGTTTTTGTTGAGTAGTAAGCCATATATTTCTCCTATTTAAAATATGTGGCGGCAGAATTATTAGGGTTGACGCCAAGTCCTATATTGTAATTATTATATTACAAATTATTTAGATTGTCAAGTGAAACATTAGGATATTTCCATTCTTTTGGTAATACCCAGTCAGGCGTCTGATAAATTGTAAATTTAATTTTAGGAAAGCATCGAAACACCATCCCTATTTGATGTACCCAATATCGAGGATCTACAGCTCTTTTATTTGCACTGTCGTAGTTAACAGTGTCTTTATAAACATTATTGATATGTTTGTCTTTGCTATACAAATCAAACCCAATTAAATTAACATACTTTTCCTTTGCATACATTGCTGCAATAAGAACAGCATATGGACCACTACCCCATTGAAATGGCTCATCCCATCTCTCTTCGCCTAAGTAAGGCAACTTAGGAACCTTACGTATATGTTTTGCCCTGAAAGAATCATACCAATCGTTGCGAGTGTATACTAAACTATAGTCATTTGCGTTTCTATCAATGGCTTCTTTTACCATCTTTCTATCAACACAAACTAGATATTCTACAGAATGATCTCTGATTATAGCATTACATCCGACATGAGGTCTGGGCAGTTTACCTAGATTTACTTTTAATCTACTTTCACCATTTCCAATAACAAACATGCTATTCTCATTTAAGATCTTTTCTTAGCAAACCTATTTGATCTGCAACCTTTTCTAAGTTTTTATTTGCGTTATTTAGAGACTGTATCATATTTGCAATATTATGCACTGCCCACCACCACCATATTACACTTACTATAAAGAAAATTTCCCCGCCGATTACAATTAATTGTCCTATAATATCATCAAAGCCGAACACATGCAAAAGATACTGCGCCGCTAGAAATATTAATGGAAAACTCCAGGCAAAGTATTTCCACAATTTAACTTGTAATAACAAATTTTTCATTTATCTAGAAATATTTCCGAATGGCTTCCAAGTTCCTGGACTTCCATCTCTAATACACACCCAACCTATCCATCCAGTTGGTTGTGGATTATCATTCCAAACAATGTCGCCTTTCCTGTAAGAACCATTTTGTGGTTCTGCAGGTCCAACTTCTTGTTTTTTATTTTGAAAACGCACAGGTCCTGCCGTAGTTATGTCAACATCGTCTCCAAAGTTTTTGACACGAATGCCTATGCGATCATTAAATGTTGTTCTTTCATGTACTTTAATGCCACCTGTAGGTTCTATACTAATTCTTCTTGTGTCATCGGTAATAAAATCCAATCCACTTGTGGTCCAAGTACCTATTTTAAATCTTAAATCATCAGTCGGATCAATGACAAGTTCGTGTTCTAAACTTTTTACACTTATAGCTCCATTAGGTTCTAGTGTTCCTAACCCTAGTCTCATAGATCCTGCATCATAATGCATGTAATTATCAACTGTCAGGTTATTTGCTACTTCTAGATTATCTAAAACACCTACTTTAGTTAGGCTGCTATGGTGTATTCCTACACCTAGTGCTTCTGCACTAAGTACAGTTTGATTGTTTATTCTGTACTCTTTATCTCTGTGCAAATCAATTATTTCACTAGAGTATAATCTAGTAGGATTAGATTGCATAGTAAATTGTTTTGTGTTACCCTCTCCGGTAAAAATTAAACCCTTGTTTGCTATAGAGCCATTTTCGGCCTTGAATTCTAAAGGTCCAGTTCTTTCATTTCTTACGTCTGCACTAATTTCATCTACGTGTAATTTTTTTGCAAATACTTCACCGTCTACAGTTAGGTTACCTTCAATGCTCAATGCGTTTTTGATTACAGGTGTTTGTACAGCAGGTGCAATGATCCTATCGTTTTCTACAAAAAGAACTTCTTTATCTGCATATGTAGCATTGTCTTTAATTCCAGTACTGCCAAACTTTGCTATTTTTCCGCCCATAATTTTATTGCCACTTAATTCTCTATCAAGAATTTGTGCTTTAGGGGCTGGTTTGTTATCTATATCTTCAAGTGCTTTTGCTAATGCATCAAGGCTTTCACGAATATTGGTCATGCGATAAATCCTGTTCTCATACAGTATTTATCAACTTACCTTAAGCAACACAGTATCGGGATTTACCCTACCATTAAGTTTAGTATCAGTAGTAGCAATATCTTCAAGGAATTTACGCAGTTTTACTTTACCTGCTGCCTTGAAATCTTTAAGTTGATCTGCAGGTTTGCGTAATGTTTTTTGTATGCTTTCTTGTTCGTTGTAACCTATAATAGTGGTTCCTTTAACTTGCAATCCGCTACCTTCTCTTCTAGATCCTGTAGGATCTATATTTTGTGCAACATACTTGCCTAGTTTACGTGTCTTAACATTAAACACCCAAAGCTCATTTGCACCTACTACATCTGTAGGATTAACACTTGCAAGATTATACTTTGGATCTGCTTTACAGAACTTCAGCTTTTCAACAAGTTTGTCTGCACTCTTAGGCTTAGCCTTACGGGGCTTGCGTGTTGCTTTTGCTTGATCAATGATAAAGTCAAGTGCGCTCATAAGTTCTTCGATAGCAGTACGGAACTTTTTAATGTCTGCTTTCTTAAGATGAGCATAACCTTCTTTAAGTTGTGCCCAGAGGTCTGCTTCTTTTTCGTCCATTTTTTTCAACTGACCGGCAGTTGGCATGCGCTCTAGCTCGTCATAATCTGCCATAATACCATCATAAAACGTTTTCATTTTGCGAGCATGTGCTTGACTTGGTTGTAATTTGTTAAAATGTTTTTTAAAGTCAAAACCCTTCGGATCAAATTTGCTAGGATCACTTATCCAAGTTTCGAGCCATTCGTCAATGTCTTCTACCATATCAAATGATTGATCACGAATACGTTCCTGAATAGTGGGAACGTACACATTCTTCTTGGCTTTTTCTTCTTGTTTAACTTCTTCTACAACCTTTTCACCATTATCGATAGCTTCTTCAGCCCATTTGTGCAAATAATATGAATGTGGCTGTAAAGTATCGCCTGTACCTGGAAGACTGGTCCAATATTTTGCATATGCTTCATTATAGTCTGGACAACCGTCTAACAAAATACGAGCATATGTTCCAGCTGTAGGACGTACATTGCCTTTTTTAGCGGCTGCAATCTGTTTAGGTGTATAACCGTTAGACTTCATCCACGTATAAAAATAAGGAACTATATCTGCTGGTTTATATTCTTGGTAATAAAAATCAGTTGCAGCTCTTTGTAGTTTACCAAATGCTTGAGGAGTTAAGTTTTCCCAGCCATCAAAACTTGGACCTGAAAGTTTGCCACCTCTACGTCGTGGTGCTAATTGTGCTTTGGTCTTTTTACGTGCCATGTGAAGTCTCCTAACAATGTTTTGCTAGTATATATGTTATAAGGTTAAAAGTCAAGTCTTTTTGATTATAACTTTTCTCCAACTTCAAAACCTCTAAATGTTTTAAACCGTGGGAAACGCAAACTGTAGGTGCCATCTTGATTTTGCGTAATAGCGTCTGCTCTTACTTCTACAAGTTGCCCAATAAGACTGCTGCGACTACTCCAGAAACTATCGCGATCGCTGTCACTAAACCCGCTGCCGCAATTGACTTGGACCATTCGTCCATCGTCTTCTCCAGCGCATACCAATGCTCCAAGGCGTCCTTCGTTTCGTCCTGTTCCTTCTTCAACATCTTTTACCTCTAATGTTACTTCAATAAATGGCTTTGCTTTTAGCCAGGCGTGTGTTCTTTTACACTCATAAGGCGCATCTACGTCTTTGATCATTACACCTTCATAACCACCGTCTACAGCCGCTTTATTTAACGCTACAAAGCGTTCTTGTCCTTCTTGGGTGTCTAAGTCTACTTCTTCCCAATCAAGTGCTTGTACGTGCTTTAGAACATCCTTGTGTTCTTCTACCCAATGCTTGGTAATAAGGCTACGGAAGCTCTGAGGTTTGTCCCAAACACCGTTTTTAAAACAACCTAGTGGAATAGTATCAAACAAGTGCAGTACAGCATCAGTTGTTTGTTTCCCATCTTTTCGATGTACCTGCTTCATTAGATCCTGAAAATCTGAGCTCATTACTTCGCCGTCTAATACAAGTGGATAAGGTACAGGATAGTCTTTGATTACTTCTTCAATCTCTGCAATAATGTGTCCAAAGTTATGGAACTGTTTTCCGTTACGGCTAAACATTTCTACTTTGTTGCCTTGAATAATAGTAATAACACGAACACCGTCAAGTTTAATTTCAATCTGCTTCTTGCCTGTCATTTTCTTTTCGTGCTTGGCACTGTCATGAGCAAGAGCACAAGTAAACACAGGAACAGTGCCTGGCGCTACTTTGTTTACAGTCTTTTCACTTACACCACAACGTAGGTCTTTGATAAGGATACGGCGGTACCAATCATTCCATTGCTCTTTCGTAGCAACACTCATCGCCAAATGAATAGCATCACGAGCGGCGTGTCCAGTCAGTTCGCGTTCTTGTAGTTGTCTGGCAAGTTCTGCAAAAGCATTGGCTGGCAAGCCTTGTCCATCTTCTGTTGCTTCAGGCACTTGCTTAACACCAAACGTAACAAGCGGATCAAGTGCCATACGTAAACCGTCAAAGAACTCTGGCAAGCCTTCGTCGGCTGCTACTTGCAGAATCTTTTCTTTTTCTAGTCGACTATTGTTTTCTTCTAGATTACGAATAATAGTTTGTGGTTGTGTTCTCATATTTGCCTCGGGGTTGTGCCTGTAATTGTGTACATTTTCTTTATAATAGCATCAACTTCACTTTCTGTCAACCAACCTTTTACAGTATCATTGTCATCCGTAATACCGGGTAAGTTTACTTGTTCAGAACTACTGTCAAAAACTGCAATTTCATACAGTCCTTGTTTATTACCGTAAGAAACTTCGTTTTTAACAATACTAAGTTGATAAGCACTAAAATCTAAAATGGCCTGTACGCCTTTGGGAATTTCTGTGTGCATTAGTTTAAAATTTTCTAGTTTCATTTTACCACTCCGGTGCTGAATAGTCTGTGTGTTTCTTGTACATAGCAAAGCCGTCTAGCCCGAAGGCAGGGCATACCGAAATAAATTCCGGTAAGCCCATTTGGTCTTTTTCTCCGCTTTCACCACAGATAAAATAAACACCTTCGAGTTGCTCTGCTTTGCTATGCTTCAAAATAGTTTTTAACTTTTGGAATAGTTCGTATTCTTTTTCAGTTATTTCAATCATCTAACACGTAACTCCTCGATGTTGATTGGTGTGTAGTTGATGTGCTCAACACAAACACATTTGTACGGTCCTTCTGGTGAAGGATTACTGTGAATGTGTCCATGCACGTTGACAATGTCCTGTCCCCATCTTTTGTTCTCAGCCATAGTCTGCGAGTGCATAGGCATATGGCTAAACACAAGATTATCAATGTTGTACCAGTACTGCACATCCTTGAAGTACTGTGCAACATGCTTGATGTTGTCGTGGTTACCTAATGCAAGTTTTTTCTTACCAGGCAGTTTAGCAAAGTTTGCTTCCATCCACTCTACCTTGTCCATACCAAACAGCACATCACCGCAGTGAATAACAGTATCACCATCCTTTACTGTATCATTCCAGTTGTCAAGCATACACTGGTTCATTTGCTCTACTGTATCGAAAGGTCTCACAGGCTTCCCATCATAATCTGAGAAGGTTAAGATACCACTGTGGTTAAAGTGTGTGTCACTTATTACCCAAATATCTCTTGCCATCGGATTACCCTCTTAAACTATAATATACTATAACATAGATTATAGTGCTTGTCAACCTATTTTGGAGTGAGCGACAGGACTCGAACCCCCACGCCGTAAAGCAATGGTACCTAAAACCATCGTGTCTACCATTTCACCATATCCGCATTGTTTTATTTAATTATAGTCTATAATGGTTTGGTATTGCAAAATCCTTAAACTTTTCATCAATCAATGTCCAGGTCAAATTTCTCAACTCTGGTCTGACGTATATTTGAATGAATTCATCAACATCTCTAGTCAAGTTGATTGGAAGCCGTTGGTGATATCCATGCTCAATGTCGTAAAAAAATGTATGCATTACTGATGCACACCCATGGCAGATCATTGCAAACACAGGATCAGAATCAACTCCTTTTAGATGTTTGTAGCAACGAGCACATTTTGGAAGATGTGCAACTGAAAAAACCTCAACTCCTATATCTGGTATTCTTGGATCTCTATACATACAATTCCCCAAAACTTTGGTGCCCAATGAGGGACTCGAACCCCCACGATTGCTCGCTGGTACCTAAAACCAGTGCGTCTACCAATTCCGCCAATTGGGCAATTTATGGTGCCCCCAGAAAGAATCGAACTTCCAACTGATGATTACAAATCAACTGTTATACCGTTTAACTATAGGGGCGTTAAATGACCTTTTATTTATAGACTTGGAGCGGCATCCCGGATTCGAACCGAGTTCATTTGCT